CCCTTTAGCCTCAATCGGCGACAGTGGCTTTAGCTTAATACTAGATCCTTTCCTAGTGCTAAACCCTATCAACACATCTACACCTGCCGCCTTAGTACCTGACTCAAGCCTAGCCGCAATGTTTACTGCGTCACCGATAGCAGTGTAATCAAACCTTTGCTCTGATCCCATGTTGCCAATGATAGCCTCGCCGCTATTAATCCCTATCCCTATTTTAATTGGAGGCAATCCCTTGGCCGCAAACTCTACGTTCAACTCTTCCATGTTTATTGCTATTTGTTTAGCACACTCTATGGCTTTGTCTTCGTGGCCTTCTAAGTCTAGTGGCGCTCCGAAGATAGCCATCATCGCGTCTCCGATGTATTTATCTACTGTGCCTGAAAATTTTGAAACCGCTGATTGTTGGGCCGTCAAAGCTCTGTTCATAATGTAGGTTACTTCTTCTGGGGTTACGCTCTCTGATAGGGCTGTGAAACCTCTTACATCTGTGAACAAGAATGTGCAATACTTCTTCTCGCCCCCAAGCTTTAGTAACTCTGGGTTATCTTGCAAGCGTTTGACCTGTCGTGGGTCTAGGTAATGCTCAAATTGCTTCTTGATCTGTTGCCGTAGTTTGTACTGTTCTTTGTAGTTGAGGTAGAATGTTGTTGAAGCTACTACAAACTCAGAGATCAGCGGCCATGTAACATCAATCAGTATTCCGTTTCGTATCAGGTAAACTCCTAGCAGTGCAGTACTAGACATGACACCTACAGATAGAATTAAACCTGCATAGACTCCTAAGTAATTAAGAGCTAGAAAAACTAAGAACACTCCTACTAAAAAAACCACTGCCTCACAAAACACAGCGATAGGCGGGATAGCGGGCATACGTTTATTGGAGGCGTGTAGTACAGTTTCAACTAACGCCGCCTGTATCTGGTGCGGATACAACAGCCCTTTAGGAGTAGCAACCTGCGGAAGTATCCCCTTAGCGGTGGTTCCTACTATCACCATCTTTCCTTCTACATCCATCTTATCTAGAGTAGTGCTGTCTGCCTCTACCCAGTTTACCCATACTCTGCCGTGTCTGTCTGTGGGTATAGGGTTTAACTGCTTGACGCGCACCTCTTGTATTCCACTGACGCTAGTTTTAATAACGTAGGTGTTTGTTCCTGTAACCGCCTTGAGTAACTGCGTACCGAAGCTTGCCATCCAACCGTCTGGACTTCTCATTAGTAGCGGCATACGTCTGACTAAGTTATCTACATCCACTGGCGCTGATACTATCCCTTGCAACGATACGTCTCTAAGGACTTTAATGTTTTGCGTAACTCCTGTAGCTTCTATGCCGCCAACATCATCCCCCAGTATCACTGTGCCTTCCGTTTGAGGTATCTCTTTGTAGCCGTCAGTTTCAAACATAGCAATTACTGAAGGATAATACGACAAAGCTCTTGCAAAAATACCATCACCGCCAAACCTGTCTGGCTCACTGAAGACTGCAACCCATGCAACAGACGCGGCCCCTGCATTCAGTAGGTCTACGTGGATCTCAGCCAACCTTTCTCTGGGAAACGGCCAACCACCCTCGTTATGTATATCTTCTTCTGTCAAGTTGAGCAGGACTATATTTCCTGTAGGCTCCTCAGTCTTAACAAGGGCATCAAAGGTTCTGAGCTTTATAACCTCAACCAGTGTGGGCTGATATACTAAGGCCGCAAACAGAAGCGCAACAACAAGCCCTATAATTATTTTCTTCATTATCCTTCCTGCGTAATCCTAATTACAGAATCACCTCCGTTGATCTTCACAGTATTAGAGATCCCATCTTGAATCAGTATCACTGTGTAGCCCCCTGTAGTGTCTAAATCTAATCGCGTGTACTCACTTACGTTTCTAATCAGGCTTATTATCTGTCCTGTTATAAGAGCAGTTATCTGTGTCTCAGGGTCTGTACCTAAAGATGTTCCTGATATAGTTACGCCTGAAACCTGTGCTAAACCATCCTTCTCTTCTTGTACAGCCAACACATCTAATATGTTTAACAAGTCTTCAAGGTAATTAACATCTAGAAAATTTATATCTAGCTCAGTAAACTCAAGGCTGTCATCTTCTAAAAAGTCTTCGTCTAGGTAGTCTATGTCTAGCTCATTAAAGTCTAGGATGTTTGCTGTCTTTGCAACTCTTTCTTCAGCTACTACCGCTTCCTCTTTTGGGGGTGTAACAATAAGCATGTTATCAATAAAGTCTAGAGTTAAGTCTAGTATTACAGGCTTAGAGGGCGCTGACTCAAACACCGACACCGTTGTTGCTTGGTAGGGCTTGTTCAACAACACACTGCCTGTAGCGGTCAACACTTCTATCTCTCCGCTTGATACACCAAACTTATTGGGCAAGAGTATAATCAGACTGCGGCCTAATTCGTCTACTGTGGCCGTGAAGTCTGTGCCGCGAATTGCAATATCTGCCGTAGGAGTTCTTAACTTTATATTTCTTTTATCTATCTGACCTAGCTTACCGCTTATAAACCGCGCAGTCCCTAGTCCAAACGTAAGAGCCATCTTAGACTTGCTTGGGTCAGGATCATATATGTACTTATCTATTGTTAGCTGTGAATGCTCTGTAAGCTTTACAACTGAGTCATCAAGAAACGTAATAGCCATCCTGCCATTCGCGGTTACTGCTTGATCGTTGGTCTGAACGGCAAACTTTAAGTCTGCGACAAGAGGTGCTTGTTCTCTTTTAATTTGTGCGTATCCAGATACCTCAGACACCCCCCCTATCTTAGCAAGAGAGGCTTGTACCTTGATCGTTTTGAATGACACACACAGTACCGCCAGAACCAGTAGAAAGTATTTTAAGCCAGTCATTATCTTGGGTACTCAGTTGTTGTATATTAAATGTTCGGCTACCTCCTGTTTGATCAAGATAGAAATAACCTCCTGCGCTTGCAGTCACACCTGTACCTGTATATGTTAACGTGTTATCAGAACCATCAATGTCTATGTACTGGGTAGCACCATCAATATTTATTGAAGAGGTAATGGTGTTGTTTGAACCTTGTATAATCCAATCAAGATCAAGGGTTGCCGCTAAAGCAGTAGTGCCTTGATTGAGTGTCATTGTGTTGCTTGCCCCCGTGACTGAAACATTTTGATTTGAACTATTAGCCCCGTAAGTATTGGTTGGATCTACTTGGATTGTAAAAAGATTGCTTGAGCCTACAAAATTATATAGCCCTGTAAAGCTATCAGCATAGATGTCGCCAAAGAATTTGTTAGTGTTGCCTATCATATTAATGTCAAGCGTTAAACTAGAGCCATCTAAATCAAGCGGAGTTAGATTTCCTGCGCTTGAGCTTAAACCACCAATCAAGTTACTGGTGCCTAGCTGTTCTATGTCAATATTGGCCGTTGCGCCCGACTGCTCAATGTACACCTCGTTATCGGCACCATAAGCAACACCACTAAAGAGCAAAATTAATAGGCCGTTATTTATCTTTTTCATAAGTCCAAAACCCTCTGTTGTATCCAATGTTTATTAACTCTAGTACGGCACCTTCTATTGCTTTCATTAATGCTATCGTGGTTGACTCGTTGCGCGAGTTACCTGCTTCAATTTCAACAAGCTCCGTACCCATTTCTATAAATTTAAAAACATCATCTGATTGTCCATAACTAAACACTGTTTTCTGACTCATTACTTCTACAAGTATTTCTCCTGTAGCTACGGACACCATCCTTAATGACACCGTAATGTTATCTTCTCTGTACTGTGCGCTCTTGCCTATGCCTAAATATCTAGCGCCAACTCCACCAGTGCTTAGGTTTGAATCATAAGCGATAACTGCGCCTTCTAGTAATACACCTGCAAATAATAGAGGCGGTACTTTCTTAGCTCCACCGTCATTAGAAACCTGCTCTCGCGCTGAGCGTATTAACTGTCTTTCTTTTGTCAGGTTATCTAAGCCTACGCGCTCTACAACTCTAAAGAACTTGCCGTTGCTTGCGTGTTTTAACGCCCTTATTAACAAGGCGCTAGGTTGCTGTGTCACAGCCGTAGAGAAGAGAGCAAAAGAACTGTTGCTTTTCCTCTGTCCTGTCTGGTCTGTAAAAGAACTAGGATAAACCGCAACTACAGGCTGTACTACAGGAGCTACAGCGTCCCTTAAAGCATGTGATTGAAGTTCATTTATCCTAACTACATCGTTTGCACTAAACCGTTGGTTATAAGTATCTTCAAACTGATCAAAGACTGAACAGCTAGAAAGTAAAAGTACCAATGGGTAGAGTAATCTCTGTCGTATTTCCATTTGCATCCGTTATTATTAGGGTTATAAAATCACCGTCAATGGTGTACGTAATGGTGTTGCCCTCTAGCTCAATCGTTCCCCCTGTGCTTGCTGTTTCGCCGAAGAGGTTGTTAACTAACTGGCGACTAAGCTCTGCATAGATGCGTGATTCTAAGTTACGTATAAACCTTGCAAGTGTAGTGTTCTCTGCATCGCGCTCAAGCTCTTCTTGATACGCTTTAATCTCATCAGCTATATCTGACTTGCGATTAAATTCTTGGTTCTCAATTGTCAGGTAGTGTGAAGAAGTATTCACGCCATTAAAACTAGGGCTTTTAAACTTGTGTGTTATTTGATCACCCGCTACAGAGCTACAGAATACTGTTGCTACAACTAAGTATTTAATCTTTTCTCTGATCATCTCTATCTGCCTTTGCTAATCTGTCAGTCTGCAATAACTGCGGAACACCAAGCACCGTTTTGAGTAATACATCTTGACGGATAATCTCGTTGTCAACAGACCTAACACGATCTATAAGGGATATTAAAATACCATGTTGTCCGTCTAGCTTGCCACCCAACCGCTCTTCTAAGTGGCTTATAGCTTCTAACAGTTTATCGTCTAGTGTATCTACTTTAGTTTCTAGGCCATCAATGATACGGTTAATTAGCTTCCAGATAAACATACCTAGTCCTAACGCGGCCGCAATTGGAAACCCTACCTCATTAATTAAAGTTACAACACTGTCCATTTATTAGTAGCACCAACACATAGGTTCAGTTTTGCGAGTGTCTACGTGTACAAAAGACTTAGCTACGCCCACTGACATTCCAAGAGCAGACGCATGTTTAACAATTGCTAAACGCTGTGCGCCTCCAGAGACTTTAATGTCAGCGGCAATGCCGGATGCATGGGTTCCTGCAATTTTTTTTGCTTTCTCTATGCTGTGGTTGGGACTTCTGTAGCCACTTGTAATGTTAAACGGAAACCCACAGGCCGCTCTAAGTTGGTCTAGGGCGTGAATAAAAGTAACATCCATTTCGTTCTCACCAGTTTCTTGGCAATTAAAGTCTGAGAGTTTAAAGTATTTAAATTGTTCGGCCATTAGCTACAGTTTCCTTTTAGTTGTTTTATTACTTTGCCACCTGCGGCCATGTTCATTCTCCGCATAGGGTCATCTTGATCCATGTGCGCTGTTCCCGCGTCTTCGTTATATGGCCTACCTGTTAACTTATTAATGCGCTCATCAGGCTCAGTAGGTGCGTTAGGGACAGGCTCAGAAACCTCTCCTCCAACAGCTTTACTCAGTCTTTCGTATACTTCATCTGGCTCATCAAAGGGGTTTTCAGTTTCTTCGCCATAAAGAGACAACTTTTTAAATTGTCTAAACACTGCATCGTACTCTCTGTTTGTTGATCTTCGTTGAGTGCTTAGTGTTTGGTTTTCAGGCGTAGACGCTTTTAAGACTTCTAAGATTCTGCCGTCTGTTTTAGGAGGAGCAGTAGGTTTAAATATCCCGTTATATAAATCACGAGAGGCAGGTTTTGATAGACCGCTATCTTTTAACATTTTTAAAGTTTTGTATCTTCCGTTAATTGAAGAGTACGAACTTACTTTTCTAAACAAGTCTTGTTGATACTCATAGTTTTTACTCTGACGAGCTATATAATTGTCAAGCATTGAAACAGCATCATCTTCACCTACTCTGTAAATAGGTTTTACATTAGCGCGGATTAACTTGTTATAGTCTGAAACCGCAAACTGGAGGGCTGAGTCAGGGTCGTGCTGTGTTAAACGGATACCTGTTATGTTTGTTATAAATGCATTTTTATTTACTGGCCCTAGTTTTTCTAATTCCTCACCTGTATACGCATCTACATGATCTCCAAGTTTCCGTAAGCTTGTTATAGATCCGGGTTCTACAGACTTAAATAATTGATAAACAGACTCTACTAGCTTTTCAGAGGTAGACATACTTGGAGGAAGTAATATTTTACCATCACTTGTTTTACCTTCAGGCGATCTTATAGCTTCTAAAACATTTAGTGTTGCTGTAGTTGCAATAGACTCTGTAACAAAAGGCGTAGAAATAGTTCTCATTCCATCTATTCCCGCTTTAAATATATAGTCATCTAGTTGTTCACCTTTTAACTCGCCTTCTATAATTCTATCTAAGACGGCCAATACTGGTTCTTTTATAGTATTGTATGAGTCTAAATACTTAGTAGAAACTTTTGTAATGTCTCCGTTATCTCTTCGACTCCAAATAAAACTACTGTTTTTATCGTACTTACCTTCAGCTAGTTTTGTGTGGTGTTGTCTTTCTTCTTCTGTCCAACCCATTAAATTTGCTGAAAGCTTAGAAGCTTCGCTAACTCCTACAGTTGTGGCTGTAAATCCTGCAAGTCTTCTAAGTCCTCTATTTCGTAAAACAGTGTTGCCCGAATTAATTTCTTTACTTGCTTGTTTAACAATATGAAAACTAGTTCTCATTATTTCAGCAGGAAACGAAATAAAATTACCTAAAGGAAGATAGTTTAATTTCTTTAAACCTTTAGCAACTCGGTCATAGTTTGGAATAGTATTTTGAATAATGTCAGCGGCTTCTCGCTCTAAAACATCTACGGATGCATTAGGCCGTGCGTTTTTTAAAGTTTCTAGTTCATCTATAAACCCTGACATTTTAAAATAATCATCCGTTGCCATATAGGAGTTTTCCATTCCTTTTAAAACAGGATTAGTATCCATAATTTTAGATAGTCTTTTAGTGCCAAAGTCTTTACTAGATATTTTTATAAGTTCTCTAAACTGATTAACTTTTAAGTTAGTATTAATAACGCCCAAGTCTACATACTTAGTATATATTTTATCTAACTCTTTATCGCCCTTACCTCTCATGTTGTTCCACAAAACTTTCATGTGTCCTCTATTTTTAGAAAAAGGATTTAGAGCCGCTAGGTTTCCGTTAGCAATAGAAAACTGAGCGCCACCTATTATGTTCCGCAATCCTGTAACGTGACTGTACACAGTTTTAGAAGCTTGAGAAACTCCTTTGTATTTTAAAAATACTTTGTAGGCTTCAGCGGCTCCGTTATGGCTTTGTAAAAATTGAAAAGTTTCTTCTTGCCTATTTAAAAATTTAGCTACTTCAGGCGTAGTAAACTTACCGTCTAAAATAGAATTAGTATTAGCTATTTTAGTAGTTAGTCGTTTGCTCCTAGCTCCTTCAGCCGCGCCAGTTTGAATATACTTTCCTCTTTTACCAAGCTCGTTAGCTATCTG